AAGGTTCGAATATTCACACCATTGGGAACTGACTGACCCACCTTCAACAGCAGATTGGACATTATTCATTTTTTTACAAGTCGCAGATATCTACACAACTTATCGTGGACTAAAATACGAATGCGTAGAAGAAGCAAATCCATTGTTTGGTAAAAATCCAACAGTTGAAACTATGGCAATGTATAAGTTTGCATTGTTGACACCAGCAATTCAATACGACAGAAAACATGGTAATTTAAATAAGGCATCTATGAGAGGAAATAATACATTTATGATGTTTATTATAGGCAATAATCTAAATGTATTGGAAAGGGCAGAAAATAGATGTAACAAAAGATAACTTTTTTTCAAAAAACCCCTTGAAAAAACCTAGTTAGACCATATATAATATATAAATAAGAATGTAATTGCTCAATAGAGGATTACACATATATTAACTTGCTATAATAGGAGAAAAATATGACGCATTTAGATATATTTGGTCAATTCAGACCACTCACAATTGGATTTGATAGATACTTCGAAGACCTCGAAAGACTAACAAGTCACACTCAAACCAACTACCCACCTTATAACATTGTAAAGGAAGATGCAGAGAACTATTGCATTGAACTTGCAGTCGCAGGGTTCGGTAAGAAAGATATTGAAATCACTAAAGAAAGAAATGTCTTAACTATCGAAGGTAAAATTGACGAAGACTCAAAAGACTTTGTTCATAAAGGACTTGCTTCAAGAGCCTTCAAAAGAACTTTTACCCTTGCAGACGATGTTGAGGTTAGTGGTGCCGACATGGTAGACGGAATTCTACATGTCAAACTGGTAAGAATTATTCCCGAAGAGGATAAACCAGTTTCTATTAAAATTAAATAGAAAACCCCCTTTACGTATACACCCGTTATATAGTATAATGGGTGTATCTTTATATAAAGGAGATTTATTATGTTAACAGTGGGAGATTTATTCCCGAGTTTCACACTCAAGGGAATTAACGAAAATAATGAGTTTATTGATGTAGAAGTTAATGAAGGATATACACCTTTAAAAAAGGATTGGTCTGTAGTTTACTTTTACCCAAAAGACTTTACTTTTATTTGTCCAACAGAGATTGCTGGTTTCGACACTTTAGTTGACCATGCAAATGTTGTTGGTATTAGTGGTGATAACGAGTTCTGTAAATTAGCATGGAAAAAAGAGAATGAATTGATAGGTAATATCAGACATTCACTTGCAGCTGATTGTGGACTTGGATTATCATCTGCACTAGGTATTGTTAATGAAAAAGAAGGTGTATGTTATCGTGCAACCTTTATCTTTGATAAAAACAGAATCATTCAACATGCCTCAATCAATGCACTAGACACTGGAAGAAACCATAAAGAAGTTCTTAGAACTCTGCAAGGTTTACAAGCAGGTGGACTAACAGGTTGCGGTTGGGAAGATGGTGAGGACTTTGTCGGATAAACTATACCAAGTTCTTAAAGACAATGCAAATGAGAAGGGTTTACCCATTATTGAGGGTAAACTCTTCGATGCATTAACAGAAGAATACGGAAGGGAAAAGTTCCGTGAGGTTCTTGCAGATTACATAGAAAAAGAAAGACCCGAATTCCCACTCAAACCCATTTCTCATGAAGATATGAGAAATACCTTTATTAGACTTCTAGAATATGACGTATGGAAGTTTATATATCCACATGAAAATTTAGAACAAGAAGTTGTAGAAAAGTATGACGATTACAAATATCCATATTCAGAATGGGGTCATGGAATGGTCAATGCACCTTCTACTTTTAATGATGCAAGTGATTACTTTATGCAACACTTAAGACTTGCTTGTGATTCATATGGACATAGAGCTCCATTGAATGCATTCAAAGAATCAAATGCTCAACAACTTAAATCACCATTAGGTGCAATATGGAGAGGTGTAAACGATATCAAAAAAGAGATATCAACAGACGTAGACGGAAACGAAACAATTAAGTTAGTAGGTGGTTCACTTAAAGAAGACACTTACAGAATGGCATTTAGATTAGGTGCCTATATTGCAACACAATTCAAACCAGTTGTTGCAAAATGTTTTTATGAAATGACTGAGGCAAAAACAGTTTTGGATACCAGTTGTGGTTGGGGAGATAGACTATGTGGATTCTTTGCAACCAAAGGAACAGAAATCTATATTGGTTGTGACCCGAACCCAAATACTTTTGAAGTGTATAAACAACAATGTGTAGAATATGAAAAGATTCTTACAGGTTATGCACCAAAGATTACAGAAACCAAAGATAAGTTTATGTCAGTTGGTGAGAAGAGAGTTATAATTTATAGAAGTGGTGCTGAAGATATTCCTTATGGTCAGTTCCCACCAATAGATTGTGCATTCACTTCACCACCTTATTTCTCTACAGAAACATATAACAAAGGTGGAGAACATGAAGAAGACCAATCATGGCGTAAGTTTTCAGAATATGATTCTTGGAGAGATGATTTCTTTGTACCAGTTTCTTCAAAATCATTCGAAGTGTTATCAGAGAACGGACATTTATTGATAAATATAATGAACCCAAAGGTTAAGGGAAAAATGTTTCCTTCGTGTGACGAAGTTGTAGATTTACTTAGACCATATTTCAAAGGTCAGATTGGAATGAGAATTATGCAACGACCTCAATCTTCTGAATCATTCTTAGAGAAATGGTCAGACGTGAAAGGTGATAGTGACGAGAATCAAGTATCAGACAAAGAAGGAATCGATAGAACTGCAATGCAAGATTTCATGAAAAAATTATACATGGAAAATGTATGGTGGTTCTCAAAAGAGGATAAAGATTTATTCTTACCTAACAGAAGAAATACATTGGATAGTTTTTTTGGATAGTATAACACCATTATTTGATGAAGGAGTTTATTGTGTCGTAGACAATAACAAGCTTGATATGTCGGGTATTCAAATTCTTAAAGGAAAATGGAAAGACGTTATCTACGTTTATGGTAAAGTTGGATTCGAAGAGGGAAAACCAAACATAAATTTTCAGAGAGATATTGTTGTCGTTCCCGAACACCATGACTTAGACGAACTCCTAAATAATAAGGAATTAAATAACCTTATGGGTGATATACTCGTAGAATTACTACAGGAACAAATGAGGAAAGAGAATGAACAAGGAATTACTGAAGGAACAGATTAAAAGACACGAAGGTGAAGTTTTAGAAATTTACGAAGACTCACTAGGATATTTAACGTTTGGTGTTGGACACTTAGTTAAAGAAGACGACCCCGAATATGGACAACCAGTCGGAACACCAGTTTCACAAGAGAGAGTAGACGAAGTTTACGAACATGATTTTGAAAAACACTTAAAAGAAACTATACACTTGTATACAACAAAAGGTGGTTCAGAAGCTGGATTCCAAACACTACCTGAAAACATTCAACACGTATTAGTCAATATGACTTTCAATTTAGGTATCACTAGATTTGGTAAGTTTAATAATATGTGGAAAGCAGTTATCCAAGAAGATTGGTTGAAAATGGGTGAGGAAATGGAAGACTCACGTTGGTTCGGACAAGTAGGTAGAAGGTCAGTAGAACTACAAGAAATGGTGTGGAAACATGCCTAAAGTTAAGTGTATCAGACTCGATACAGGAGAAGTGATAATCGGGTTCGTAGATAAAACACTATGGGGTGATTACAAAATCCAAGAAGCACAACTTTGTATTACAGACGTGCAAGACGGAAAGTTTGAAGTAAAACTTGCACCATGGATTCCATATGCAAAAGAATACAACTTTGTTATTAACAAAGATTTAGTGCAAACAGTCTTTGAACCAAGACCACAATTAGAAACAAACTTTAAGGTTGCAACTGGTAATAATAACCAAAGAGGTAGATAATGAAAGATATGACAAATGAAATTCTAAAAGGTGTTGTTGCTCATGCAGACGGACATATTGCAAAACACAAAGCAAACATTCTAGTTCAATGTAAAAATTCAGTAGGGGTTGAAGAACATGGTGACCACATTGAGACAATCGAAAAAGAATTAGAACAGATTGCTCATTACGAAGATTTAAAAGACGTAGTAAAAAAACATTTTTCAGAATATACAGAAAGAACCACATTGACAGAATAGACCCTATTGTAGTATAATAACTACATGGATTTCTATACAAATGTTTGTAGGACTAGGGACAAGATTCTAGTCAAAGGCTATAAGAACGGAAAACAACAACAACTTTCTGTTGCATATAGACCCAATCATTTTATTCCTTCAAAGAAAGGAGAAACCCCATTCAAGAGTTTAGACGGAAGGTCACTGGAAGCAGTGAACCTTAACTCTATGGGTGGTGCAAGAAAGTTCAGAGAGAGATACAGTGGTGTCGAAGGATTCGAAATCCATGGATACGACAGATATATCTACACTTATATTGCAGATAAATTTCAAGGTGATATCAAGTGGGACTTGAAACACATAAAGATTGCAACACTTGATATTGAGTGTGAATGTGAAGACGGATTCCCCGAACCAATCTATGCAAATGAAAAGGTCAATGCAATATCAATTAAACCTATTGGTAAAGATACACAAGTGTTTGGTATCGGCCCTTGGGAACACAACAGAACAGACGTAGTTTATCACAACTGCAAAAACGAATCAGAACTCTTACTCAAGTTTATAAAATACTGGAGAACAGAAAACTTTGATATCATTACTGGTTGGAATGTAAACAGTTTCGATATCACATATCTTTGTAATCGTATTGATAGAATTCTTGGTGAGGGAGAACACAAAAAACTTTCACCATGGAATCAATGTGACGTAAGAGAATTCCATTCAGGTTTTGGTCAGAAACAAATGATATTCAATCTCTATGGTATCAATGTTCTTGACTATCTTGAACTCTATCGTAAACACACTTTTGTAAATCAAGAATCCTACAAACTAGAAAACATTGCACAAGTAGAACTTGGTAAAGGTAAGATTGACTATTCAGAGTATGGTAATTTACATACACTATACAAACAAGACTATGGAAAGTTCTTAGACTATAATGTAAAAGACGTTGTCCTTGTTGAAGAACTAGAAGAGAAACTAGGATTGATTGAATTGACTTGTGCAATGTCATACAATGCAAAGTGTAATTACAATGACACTTTCGGAATGGTGAAGTATTGGGAAACCATAATCTA